ATTAATGATCGACAATCAATCACCAGTAGGGACCAATATTCTCGTATTCTTTTATTAAGTAACAGTTTTTAGACATTGTAGTATAGAAAAGGCGCTGCTATAGCAGCGCCTTTTTGTTAAATATTTATTAGATTAATGGATAAAACTTTATTCAATAAAGCTAAAACAATATTGTACCAATGCTCTGTTGGAACAAGTGGTGCTTACACAGTTCCTGATACTGTTACTCATATTGGGTTGCCATCTGGTACTGCTTTCTCTGCCTGTGAGGAATTGACGAGCGTGACGATCCCTGCTAGTGTGGAACGGATGGGAACGAACGGAATACGATGGATTGGTATGTTCGCAGGCTGCAAAAAGCTCACAAGCATTATCGTACATGAAGATAATGCGGCTTTTTCATCTGAGGATGGAGTTTTATTTGATAAAGCTAAAACAATTTTATATGCTTACCCCGCTGGAAAAACTGGTGACTATATAATTCCTGACGATTGTGGTGAGATTTATGAAGGTGCCTTTTCAGACTGTATCGGCTTGACGAACTTACCGACTCTTACTGGTGTTGATACTATTGGGAAGTTCGCTTTCTCAGGTACTGGTCTGACATCGGCGTCGATTCCTGATAATGTTATCACTTTTGATATGAACGTATTCTCTGGTTGTGAGAGCCTAACGAATATTGAGATAAGCGAAGATAACGACACCTTTTCATTTGATTAAGTGTCGTACTCTGACATCCTTTTAATTAAATACTTACAGTGATACCTGCAGAAATAATGACAATGGCTGGTGGGTCTATCGTAGGTTTCTTTTTTAAGCTTGTCGCAAAGCGCGCTGAAAACGAACAGAAGCGCTTTGAGATGATAATGAAAGAAAAGAAATTCGCTGATGACTCTGCTGATAAAGCCGTACAGCGTGTAGGTGTAGATGCAGGTAAATGGGTTAGGAGACTAATTGTTGTGAGCGTTCTATTTGGTGTCATCCTGGCTCCCTTCATTACTACATTTATGAATCATCCAATTGTTGTAGAAGAACTAGTTACACGAAAAATATTGTGGGGACTATTAGGAACTAAGACAGAGCCAGTCTTTATAGAGATAGAAGGTTACCTGTTAGTACCTGAGATTAGACAAGCCTTGACAGCTATTATTGGATTTTATTTCGGACAAGCCACAGTAAAACGGTAAGTTGAATTTTTCAAAAAAATAGTTATATTTATGTGTAGCATGCTTGTTCAGTCGTGACCTGTTATTCAGCAGAATGAAGCATAAATAAATACATCAATGCCACAAAATATTAATTATCTAGACGAGATATCTACCTTTACTTTTACAAGCAAGTATGCACGGTTCAACAAAAGTCTTAATAGAAGAGAGACGTGGGATGAATGTATAAATCGAGTGGCAAAGATGCATGTCGATCAATTTAAGAGGGATTTGCCTCAGGAAGATATTGATACTATTAAGTGGTCGTTCCAGCAAGTAAAAGAAAAACACATTGTTCCGTCGATGAGGTCAATGCAGTTCGGTGGTAAGGCTGTATTGGCACATAACGCTCGTATATATAATTGCGCGGTGCGACACGTTGATAGTATTAGATCATTTGCAGAGATATTTTATTTACTACTTTGTGGTTGTGGTGTCGGTATTGGAGTATCAAAACACTTTGTTTCTCGATTTCCAGACTTAGTAACATCTAAAGATAAGACTGGGACAGTTGTAACATATGTTGTAGAGGATAGTATTGAAGGTTGGTCTGATTCTATTGAGGCATTATTAAATTCTTATTTTCGTAATACAGCTTTTTCTGGTCGTAAGATTGTTTTTGACTTTAGTAAGATTAGACCTAAAGGAGCTCCTCTAGAAACTGCTGGTGGAAAAGCTCCTGGTTATGAAGGACTAAAGCAATGTCATTTAAAAGTAAAAGAGTTGTTTGATTATATTATTGAACAGCAACAACAAACTAGGTTAAAGCCTATTAATGCATATGATATTTTAATGCATTGTGCTGATGCAGTATTGTCTGGAGGTATTCGTCGTTCAGCTACATCACTTATTTTTGATAAAGATGATGAAGAGATGATGAACTCTAAAACATTCTTTGATGTTACAAGACATACGAAGTTTTATCATGATGATGAAACTAATTTATATGTTGGAAAGATTACTGTTAATAAAAAGAAGTATGAGGTTGAGCTAAGTGAATATGAATATAAAGATGTTATTGATAATAAACGTATAAGCTGGATTCACATTGAACCTCAACGCGCTAGAAGTAATAACAGTGTCTTATTATTAAGAAATGAAACTACGTTTGAAGAGTTTACAGACATTCTTAATAAAACTAAACAATTTGGAGAACCTGGTTTTGTGTTTGGTAATCATCCATGGCAATTATACAATCCTTGTTTTGAGATTGGATTTGTTCCAGTTACTGAAGATGGTGTCTGTGGTGTACAGTTTTGTAATTTAACATCTATTAATGGAGCTAATATCGATACTAAGGCTAAGTTTTTAGATGCAGTTAAAGCTGCTACCATCATTGGAACTCTACAAGCTGCATACTCTGATTTCAACTATTTGAGACCAGCTTCTAAGCAATTAACAGAAGGAGAAGCTCTATTAGGTGTATCTATTACTGGTATGATGGATAATCCTAAAATCTTATTAAATCCTGATTATCAAAAGGAAGGAGCCGAGCATGCTATTAAAGTTAACAAAGCCTGGGCTAAGAAATTAAACATCAATCAAGCTGCTCGGATTACTTGTATTAAACCAGAAGGTACTTCTTCTCTTGTATTAGGAAGTGCCTCAGGAATTCATCCTCATCACAGCAGAAAGTACTTTAGACGTATTCAATGTAATAAACTCGATCCCATTTATAGACACTTTAAGAAAAGCAATCCACATATGTGTGAGGAAAGTGTGTGGTCAGCAAATAAGACAGATGATGTTGTAACGTTTCCTATAGAGATATCTGATAAGGCTGTAGTGAAAGATGATATAACTGCATTACAGCATTTAAAGTATATTAAATCAACTCAACAGAATTGGGTGATACCAGGAACAACAGATGTAAACACTAATAATGTTGAACATAATGTTAGTTGTACAGCAGTTGTAAAGGATGATGAATGGGACAGAGTCTTTAAGTTCTTATATGACAATAAGAAATACTTTGGTGCTGTATCATTGTTGCCTAAGACTGGAGATAAGCTATACAAACAAGCTCCGTTAGAGTCTATAGTTGATGAAAAAGACGAAGAGCGTTGGCAAGCTATTGTTGAGAAGTTTAAATCTGTAAACTATAAGTCCTTTAAGGAAAAGGAAGATACTACTGAAGTACAAGAGACAATTGCTTGTGGAGGTGGTGCTTGTGAGATTCCAGGACTAGCTGAAAAGGTGCCAGTTGCTCAACCTGAACCAGAAACTGCTTAGTGCTTTTTCTTTGCACCGTTATATCTAGATAAATCTAACTGGCATAGAGGTTTCTCTATTTTTAGTTTTCCTAGATATTCATTTTGTACAACAAGTTTACTGCCACCGATAACTTGGCCATCGATAACATCGTATATAAAGAAGACAGTTTTAGTAATACCCACTCGTATAATACGTCCCGGTTTTCCATCGACGTATACTGTATCATCTGTTTTATAATCATTACCCCAGAACACAAAAAGACCAGCAGCGAGTTTTTTAATACTTGATTGAAACAATAATATTGCTAATCCAGCGATAAACATCCATCCATACTCTCCCACAAGCTGTTGAACAGCTTGTTCAATATCAGATGGTTGTATTCCCCTTTGTTCCATATAAGTATTTAATTCATCTATATAGTATAAATAATTACATATGAAGAAAGTTATAGGATGTATTGCTAAGTACAAAAAAGAAATAGGTGGACTTTTACGACACGCTGCTACTATTGCAGGAGGAGTTTTGATCGCTAAAGGTACATTATCGACGGATACGTTCACTATGATCTTAGGTAGTACTTCGAGTATTGTTGGTACTGGTTGGTCGTTTGTTAATAAAGCTTCACATAGGAAAGAGGTACATGTCGCACTGTCAACAGATCCTGTGTCAGGTGAACAGACCAGAGTATTTAATGCTGATACAAAAGCCTGGGAGAGTGCATAGTATTTTATATATCTGGGGATAAATACTTTTATGTCCCCAGGCTACCTGTATATCATTACTAATAGTTCTTGGCCCGGTTGGATAAAAATAGGAACAACCCGTAATCTAAAGACCCGTCTGCAAACATATCAGACGGGTTCTCCTTTTAGAGACTATGAGGTTATTTATTCTATTAAACATCCAGAATACCTAAAGGCTGAGAAAAATATAAAACAGCAAATGACTCATTTTGCAAAACAAATAAGGAATGAATGGTTTGAAATTGATCTTGAGGTAGCTAAAGCAAGGTTAACAGAGCAGTTAGATAATTATTTTTATGGAACGTGTGACTATGAGGAACAGTATGAAAGTGTACCTTTAAGGAGCATAATCTATAAATAATTAGAATGACATTTGATCAGTTAGCAGAGGCAAATGATATAATTTTACAAGAAGGGCCATTTACTAATGCTCTAGCAGCATTAGGTATTATAGGTGCTACTTTAGGTAGCACTGGGCAAGTACAAGCCAAAATGCCTACTCCAATAACTCAAGCTGTCAAGCAGGATCAAACTTATTATGAGTATATTGTTCCGAGTGAAGGTAAAGGTAAAGACGGTCGACCTGGTTACGCGTACAAAGACCATAAAGGTTACTTAACCGTTGGAGTAGGCCATCTTGTTCTACGTAACGATAAAGTTTTAAAAAGTGTTGTAGGTAAAGAGTATAGCGAGGTGGTTAGTGGTAGAAGAGCATTAACTGACAAACAAATGAAACAATTGTTTGATATCGATGTAAAATCTAAAATTGCGTCGGCACAACGTAAAATACCAAAATTTAATTCTTTACCACAATATGTTCGCAATGCTATTGTAGATGGTTTCTTTAGAGGTGACCTTTCTGGTAGTAAAGATACATTGGCATTTATAAACCAAGGAGAATTTAAAGCAGCAGCTAAAGAATATTTAAATCATGCAGGGTATAAGAAGTCAAAAGCAGAAAATACTGGTGTAGCACCTAGAATGGAGAGAAATGCCGCGGCATTTGCAACATTTGGTGGAGATGCTCCCTCACAACCAGTTGAAACTGATTTTTATACTGTGAAACCAGGAGACACTCTCAGTAAAATAGCAAAACAGTCCGGGAGATCGATAAATGATCTTATAAAGGTAAATAAACTCTCTGATCCTGATAAACTTCAAGTCGGACAACGGTTATCTCTATAAGTTTGTATAAATAATTATAATATGCAAACGACTCAGAAATTAGATGGGTATTTGAACGAGTATGTAGATGAAACGATCACTGAAGTTACATCTACAGCAGAACTAACTCGAGTAGTTGAGATGGCGCAAGGATTACAAGACATGCTTACAGAAGACTACCCTATAGAAGACTGGATGCGTGCAAAGGTAACAAAAGCAGCTAATTATATTAAAGCTGTCCATGAGCATATAACAAATGACTTAAGCGAGGATGGTCAGCCTGATAATACAGATCACGTTAAAGTATACATTACAACTAATTAATATCTAATGTTAGGGTCATTTAAAACATATTTTCTCACTCTTTTAAAAGAAAATGATGCTAATTTAATGCAAATGGCAGGCGTGCACGGTCCAGATGCCTGGCCTAAACAATGGTTAGCGTTCGTTAATGATGTTGGATTAGATGATCTCGGTCTCGATCAAGTACAATTTAAATCTAAAGATAGTACCATATATACTATAGCCGATTTTGAAAAAATAATAAACAATAATACATCATCGCGACCATTTTCAATTACAATTTCTCCGGGTGGTGTATGTAAGTTACGATCACCGTTTAATATAAGATTAGCGACTTGGAGTAGTTCATATACTGAATCCCCAGGTATAAATTCAAAAACTAATCAACTAGATGCCAACACTATGAGAATTTTAGCAATATATAAATTATTGTTAAACACTAAAGGAAAGATAGAACAAAAAGAAAGAGCAGCTGCTGGTATAGAATATGAAGAAGGTCAGGTTCTTGCTATTAATGACGCAATAAAGCAATTAAATCCTGAGATAGGTTATTTAAATCTTATTAATTCAGACAATACTCAAACAGGGATACGGTTTGATGAAGCAGTAATGATAGCAGGTAATCCTAAAGCTGATTTTGCATTATCATATAAAGGTCAAGAAGTATATTGGATAAGTTATAAAGAGGGAGATTATTTT